TTGGTTCCAACTTCAAGTCTTTGATCGCCAGCAGTATTGAGTGCTGTTGGAGCAAATTTTGTAAAATCCTCTTGCGTAGACCATCGCACTAACATTGGGTCTAATGTTCCAGAACTTCCATCGGCGGCGACATACACACTAGCCCCAGCAGCAATAAAATGTCTGTCAGGAAAGCTGACAACAGTTGCCCGAACTTCAACAGGGACAGACGCTGCCCCTGCAAGGCTAGACACAAGAACGGCTCTTGCTGTTATTAAACCAGATGTATCCCAATAATATATCCGTCCACCCCTGATATTGGCAATTAAATCTTCGCCCCAAATATTTAAACTCCATGAAGAGTTTTCAAGATTGACTTGAGACAGAGATAAAGCTCTTGGAGTGTTCCATGTTGATTCACCCCATCCACCAACGCCCCAACCCAGAGCAGGAGCAGCACTTTGTGTGCCTAACCCCGCTGCCAAACCAATAAGATATTTTATATCTATTGTCGTGCCGCCGCCTGTGGCTCCACTTGTTGCTGCATCTGGCGATTGTATTGAATAAGAATTAGCATCAATATAAGTTATTTGATACCCTGCCATTCTGTTGATTGTTTCGGCAGATATGCCGCCTGTGGCAGTGGCAGAATTTATTACAACCCAATCACCGTCTGAAGCGCCATGAGAGTTATCGGTTACAGTAATGGTTGTGCTGCCATTGGTCACGACCAAAGGATTAGAAAGATTGCTTGTGGTTTTTCGCAATGGCGTAATGTCATAAATTGCGTTGTTTTGAATTATGTAGAGATGATTGTGTGTACCGACAGCTATTCGATCTGTACCATCTACACCTCGCCAAAAAACCATTTTTCGGGCAACGCCAGTTAGTGTGGCTTCAGTAGATGTTGCTTCCCCAGCCGAATCTAATGCGTAAAATACATCTTTTTCCCATCCACCAATTTTTTCTGGATATCCGTTCACAAAACGAACAAGGTCACTGTCCACATAAAATGGGCCGTTTTTGCCAGCAGAATATTCTGTGGTGTCTTTCACGATGCCAGCGTTGTATTTCAGCAATTGCAGTGACATCAGAACATGGTCTCGAAATGTGGAGCATCGATAAAGGGCCTACGTCCCTGTGATCTGCGAATGTCTATATAGCTGTTCATTGCGTCCTCTGCGCTACCCTCCCAAGCACCTAGATCATTAACAGTCCACGCAGCGCCCCAGCGTAGCTTTACGCCCACAGCCTCTGCGCCTTCTTTCATGGCGTCTGCAATTTCATCATAGAGGTTCAGTTCCCATCTGCCGCCATCGCAGTAAGCCATAAGATCAACAGCGTTACCGTCGATGTGTTTTGACTTCATGGTTTGCGAAGCTCCTTTTGCAACCAAAGCACGTTGCTCGTCTATTGTTCGCAGTCCACAAATTACCGAAAAGTCTTGTTTGGTAACACCTATGGCGTACTTAACAACAGCCACCATTCTTTCGTCTACACCGTCCAGCCTAGATAGACTTCGTTTGCTTAACTTGTAGCCCATAATTATTTCCCTGCATATTTACTGATTGCCCGATTTCCAAACCAGAATGCCAGAACTGCGCTGAATAATCCAGATGTCTCCCCATCCCACATGAGATCGACGGCCTGCATCCAGTCTCCACCAGCCTGCGTGACTTTGACCATAATTACTACTTTCGTAGCTACGAACAATCCGAAAAAGGCATAAGTAACAATAGGACGAACAGAACCCCGAAGACCGTTGATAAATCCTCCAGCGTCGATAGATCGATCATGCTCATACAAGCCCCTTGTTTCTTCGATGTCTGCCTTCTTATCTAGCTCGACCAGCTTCATTTCAGACCGCTTTTGTGCAAGCTCTGTTTCTATTTGCATCATTTCAATGCGATGCTTCTGCTGCTGATTGGCCTTGAAGTAATCAAGAACTGACGGCAGAAACGATGATCCGAAGCCCAGTAGGCTTCCCAGAAGAGCCATCATGTCTTTTCACCATTTATGAATATGCCAAAACAGCCAGTGAGTGCGCCCATGCAGACGCTGACCAGACCCGCTTGGGCATTTGTTACTTGATCGGATGGAATGGACATAAACCAGTGGACGCTCTGATACGTTAGCACTGTGACAGCCAGCATCATCAGGCGCGGTAAAACTTTGAGTTTATCAAACGTCTCTGGTGTCATAGTTTTATCCCATTTTTGTTAGTACAGTCATCAGCATCACGATTATTGCCGCACTGGCACCGATCATAATCGCCTCTAAACGCTTCACCCTCGTAAATAGCTCTTTGTGCTGTATGGTCACCTCTGTGCGTAGAGATGCAAAGGTGACGTTTAGATCATCAATTCTGCTGTGTGCAGATGACACTGTTCTTTTATCCATTAGCTAGGCTCCGTGGGCCAATCGCCCCCGCTACCGTCCATGTCGGGAGAAGACAGATTGGGCCAGTTGGCATGGGCAGTAATATTACGCAGTGCTGTACGGTAAGTTACCCATGCACTAGGCACAGCCCCACCGCTTTCAAGCGCCTTGGTCACAACCCAATCACAATTAGCTAACCGCCTATTGCGATCATCACGATTGCGTTGCGCTGCCGCTGCATTTTGACTTGCAACGTAAGCTGTCTTTTCACTGTCCGTCATGTCCACAACACGGCGCGTGTAGACCTTGCCATCCTGCAAATACGGCGTTACAACTTCGCTCTTCTGCGTGGCATGGTCATAAGCTAAATACTTCACTACATCTACGCAGGAATGATTAGCCATCCACGTTGAGTCTGGACCACCTTTGTAAAAGCGCGTGTTTGGAAACAACGCAGTGTGATCCCCAACCGCAACAATCGTACTGCCACTTAATTGTGCTATCATCATGTCTATTGTCCTTTATCTGCGAATGCTTTAGTCGGTGCTGTAAAATTTCCACTTGCATATCTGTCCAACTCGGACACACGAAAGTCATCAATATACCCATCCCAGTATCTATCTGTACCCCAAAAATCTACGCCCAAATACAGGGGTATATCTGTTATATCTAATGTCGTTCCACTCTCTGACCCACTTAAATCAGTGTCAGCCGTTCCGTTTATATAAACTTTCCACGCACCTGATGCTGTTCTTGTTGCCGCCAAATGATACCACGTTGTTGCGGATAAAGTTGTTGCACCAGTAGTGCCAACAATTGTACTGCCACCGTTTCGTTGGTCTAAACGTAATACGTTTCCATTGCCGCCTTCAAAAAACAAACGTAATAAATTGTTATCATCTTCGTACCATTCCCAAATACACATTTTAGAACTTATACTGGCAGCATACACCCAACACTCTATTGTTTTGCCATCAGTAATTGAGCCAACATAACCAGATGTTTTTGCATAGTCACTATTGCCATCTAACAGCAAAGACGCAGTGCCAAACTTATATTGTGCGGTGCTAGTTTTAGCAGTGCCATACAACGTCAGATTATTCTGTGCAGCACTGTCAATCGCCTGACCATCTGCCATGTTTAGCAGAAAGTTTGTGTTCGTAACCGTTGAATACGGGGCTGTTGGTACAGTTATAGTTGTACCCTCTGAGTAAACTGCTGAACTTGTAACACGAATGTTTGAAATATAGCCATCCATGGTGTTTGGGTAGTTGCCTGAATTTACATCTTCTGTCCCAATTACCAAGTAATCCTGTGCTATATTGCCAGCAGAATTATTAAGTACTCTTGCCCCATTCACATAGAAGGCTATGTTGCTACCCGTTCTCTGCAAAACAAAATGCGCCCACTGGCCTAAAGCTACAGAGGAACCGTTATTTCCCCCAGTTACACCATTTTGAAAAAATATTAATAGTCCACTGCCTGTAGTAATTATCATGCGGCCTGTACTACGACCTTGATATTGACCAACAATAGCTTGCTCTGAGGCACTATTACTATATACCCAACCCTCTAAAGTAAAGTTCCCAGATGCAGAGATAGGCGAAGCAGCAATGCTTAAAGCATCGGCTGTCCCATCAAAGTAAGCACTCGCCCCGTTTACCGCTGCGTCATACACTGCGCTGGTCAGGAGTGGGCCAAAAGATGTTACGGCTGGACTTCCTGCTGGTGTGATTGTGTGAGCAGAAGCAGAATTATCAACGAACCTGTTGCTTTGACAGGTTAAAAGTTTGGTGTTTGTGACTGCAGTAAGTGCAGATGTTGGTGTAGTAAAGTTCCCCGTATAGACAGCCGAGCCATTTACTATTCGTATGTTAGATATGTTTCCTATAAAATCGTAATTACCATTTGCTTGTTGACCAATAATAATTCCGTCTTGGTCAAAACTTGTTGTCATCGTACCAGACACTTCTGCCGTGCCATCGATATAAATAGAAAACTCGTTTGTTCCAGTGCCTTTACGCACCCATGCTAAGTGCGTCCAAGTATTCAATGGGACAGTAGCAGTCGTTGTAAAGTGTGTACCGCCACCTTCATAATAAATAGACGCCTGACCAGTATCTGTAAGCCAACAACTTATACTATTTCCTGACGAATAGTCATCTTGAGTCATAATTAACTGAAATGCTGACCTGCTTTTTTGAAAAACAAAACACTCCCATGTAAAATTGCTAGTCCCAAAATTAAAGTCAGAAGATGATGCGACAGCTAAAGAATCACCATCTTCAAAATCCACAGCCCACTCACCATCTGGCCGAGCAAATGGCCCAAAGCTGCCTTGCGTTACATTTCCTGCAGCCGTGACTGTGTGATTAGATGTAGAGGCATCGGTGAACTGATTGTTCACGCCGTTGTTGCTGCCCTCAAAGTGACTGAGGAACGAGGTTCTATTGAACTGGTCATCTGATGCCCCGCCAGCAGCCGCACTAGAAGCGTTGGCCCCAAAACCTAAAACATTATAACCAAAGCCTGACATTTTATCCCCTACGCATCGTTCGCTGCATCAGTCGTAAATAACAATTTGACACCCAATAACCGAGCATCTCCTGTTTGAGTATCCGCACTTGTGTCCCTGTTAATTTGAAAGAAACACATATCCGCAGCGGCAGGGCTTCCTGCAATTGTTACTGCACCACTTTCTGCGCTTACCATCAAATCATTTGACGTAGCAGAAAAAGCCAACGCCGTTGTTGCTACCTGAGTACCAAAAGCTGTGTTTATGCTTTCATCGCTTGTTATCGCCACACCCGCTAACTGCCACGCTACAGTGCCTGAGTCAGTGCCTGTCACAGTCCAAAAGGGCTGAAACGTAACAGTGCCTTCGTTCCAACTTTTTGGGAACGCGACACTGAACTGAGCAAAATCATCAGCCGCCGCTGCAAAGTCTAAAACTTTAAGATCAGGGCGAAGAGCCGTTGTTTCGACTTGCGTTAGATCAGAACATGGATTGGTCGTGCTGGGATACATAGCAGTGGCAGGAACATAGATGCTTTCTTTACCTGCTTGTTTAAGTGTTCCTGCGCCATCTAGCTTGTTTAATTCAGCCGCAGTGGTCGTAACCGCTGTTGAGTCAATGGTTAATTTATCTTTAGGCAATACAAACCCAGCCGCGCCGCCAAGAATTAAATCGTCGGCACTCGCGTCCCACTGCATAAAAGCACTGGCAGTATCTCCAAAAAACTTAACGTCATAACCAGTGTCATCGACACCCACAGCTAAAGTAGCGTCTAGCTGAACTGCGCCATCAATATCCACTGCATCAAGATTGGTTGTTCCAGCAAAATTTACATCTGTAAATAAATCGTAGACAACGCCGTTTGTGCTGCCCCCACCGTCTGTGGCTATCATTTTGACCTGACCAGCAAGCACTGCAACATTTGCACCACTTGATCCTTGGGTGAATGTCAGAGTGTAGCTTGTAGCATTTTCAATCAGCCAGACCTTTGAGATGGTTGCTGGTAAAAATGTTACTGTGCAAGCCTGACCACCACCAGTCAGCTTTAGATACATGCTGCGGTCAGCGTCTGATGCCCCATCTGCAAGTGTTATGTTGTCTGTGGAAGCATTGGCAATAGCGCGTGTGCCGTAGCTGAACGCCTCCGCAATCATTTCTAAGTTTAGGTTTGTGACTGTTCCCCATGCGCCTGACTGATCGCCAGTCGCCATTTCGTTGAGGCGTAAGTCGTTGTCATAGGATGAAGCCATTTTAGTCTATCCTTATTATCGCATTGCTTGCCGTGGCCGCAGGGAATACAATTTTAAAAGTACCACCAGAGACAGAGAAGTCACCACCAAAGTCCAAGATTGCAATTGCGCCTCTTGCGTTTGATGAAGCATCACCCAGTGTTTTGTTGTAAATCAAAGCGCCACGGGCTGTGAATGTTGCGCTTGTCCATTCTGGGTCAGCCGCATCAAAAACACCGCTTGTGCTATTTTCGGTCACTGCCTTACTTGCCAAAGCATTGCCGCCTGTTGTGTACCCATTGCCGTTGGCAACTTCATTGCTGGTTATGTAACCATCTGTTGCCGCGCTCAGTGTCGCGCTGCTGGTGTATAGCGCAATGTAAATATTGTCACTGTCTAGGTGATGATCACCCAACAGAACATCTTTTTTAAAAAGTGTGGACATCGCTTGTGTGATAGCCATTATATGCCTCCGTTGTATTCTGCTGCGTAATCGCGTTGCATCTCTTGTACCTGAGATTGCACTGCTTCGTCAAATTGCGTTTTGTATAGTGACAGCGTCTCTGGCGCTTTTAAAAACGCAGAAGCCTCGTACAGAGCCGCAGCAAGCATAACCGCAGGCGCGTTAGTGTCTATCCATGTATTAGCATTAGACGAACTGAGGCCCGTCTCAGGCGCAATAAAGTCCACGCTATAGGCCAGCGCTGCTGACGGCGTAGGCGCTAATGTAATGACTGTCCCAGCCGTTCCTGCGCTATCTGTGCTGTACATGCGTGGGGTGCCTTGAGTTGTTGCATTGGGCCAGTAATCTCGGATGTAAGAATCAACCCTGTGGTCAAGATACGTCACAACATTTGTGTCTGTAATTGATACCTGTCGGATCATTCTCGCCGTTGGGATTGTGTATGACGCCGTGCCTGCCACAAGATTAGCCGCACTAGATGTGGCGCGAAAGCATGGCATATTTGGCAGTCGCTGAAAGATCATTTCTTCGGCCTGCGCTATGATCGTGTCAATTGATGCGACAAACTCTGTCGAGTCATCTTCCAAAAATGCTTGGATGTTGGCCTTTAGTGTTGTGTAGCTCATGTTATTCGCCCCATCCATCTTCTCCCCAGCCTGCGTTACCCCAGCCAAGTATATCTATGCTTTCATTTCCAACGCCACCTGTGCCACCAACACCAGTAGCAGTTGGTGATCCGACAATTGCTTGGCTTCCAACAGCACCTGTTCCACTTGCGCCAGTCACACTATCGCTTAGTTCAACTACAACTGATGCAAAGACAGGCGTATTTGCCTGACCTCCCATAGCAGAGTGCTGGGTGCAATAGTAGTAAAGTGTCGGTGCAGAATTTGCGACAACTATCTGGGTGTAAGCCCCAGCATTCCCCGGTGTCCCTGACGTTGTCAC